CTTGCCATGCGCTCAAATTTGGGTTTTCTGACAGGTGAGTCATGGACGCATCCAATCCCATCTTCAAACTCGCTCCCTCACACAACGAAGGTGCCGATCAACTCGACAAGGTCATCCAAATCCTCATCACCATCAAACCCGGTGAGGATAAGGCACCCAGGAACCTCGAGATCGAATCCACGCTAGGCGAAGACAATACCAACGCAGTGCTCCAGCAGGTTGTCGAGGCACTCCCGTCCCTGAGACCCTCGTAGCCTAGTCGCCCCCGCTCAACGTCAGTGGCTTGCCCGTCAGTCCCCGCAGGACGATGATCACGCCCCCAAGGATCGCTCCCACCACGTTCCAGTTCTCATCCAGGAACTCCCTAGCTTCAGGGAACTTCGCCGCAGCAACGCTTATCACGCTGGTCAGTAACCCCAACCAGATCGTCTTACTCTTCAGTGGTTTCTTTGCCATCACTCAAACAGGTTCAGCAGGCTCCCCGCATTAGCGTCCAACTCAGTCTCCACCGAGATCTTCAAGCCCGCGCAACTTGTCAACGCCAGGGCGAACCCGGTGCCGACTACCAACAATCCCCAGATCACTAGTTTCTTCATCAACGGTATTTAACCACGGACTGTCCCTTCTGCTGCCTCGACCTTCCTGAGCAGGATCTCCTCTCGCATCTCCTCTTCCATCTTGCTCACCATCGCTTCCTGTAACCACTTCGTATCACCCTCCTGGAGCTTCCTGTTCATCCAATCAAGCTCCCATCGCGTCAGACCTGTAATTCCTTCCATCTTATCAATAAAGTGTGACCAGCGAGCAGCACGCAGTGATGCGCTGCCAGCGAGCATAGCGAGTGGTAAGTCTTCCTCCCCTTCCCAGATAATTTTAACGACTTCCGTCAAGTCTCAAAGCTTTATCTGCCTTGACATTCGCGACATTTGCTTACCATCCTATACCATCCTATACCATCTCAACAGGACACTACCCTCACATCCCTTCGACACGTCACGCCCTCATGTCGATCCTAGCCCTCCAAATCGACTCGTCCCGCCACACACACGCCTCTCACGCCATCCCAATCCCGTGCCAGTATGTTTCCCCCCAAGACAGGGCGACCCCCAGGTCAAGGCTCACAGAGAGTTCAAGCAGGGGAACGGTACAGTAGGTCCCCACTCATCCGAACAACTGGTCATGCGGTGCCCTGTTCGTGCTGGATCCGGTCACCAGGCGCCCGCTTCGTACAAGATATGGTATGGCACCTGGAGCCCGCCGCGCCCACCTGTAATTCCCACGTCATAACTCGTTGAGTATCAGTGCCACATTATCCCCCAAATCAACCTCAAGTCCCTGAGCAGCAAGGAGTTCCGACTTGGACTCCGCATTATAGGTATTGTGCGAAGTTATAGACCAGAACAGGGGGGGAGGGGGTCAAGGGCGCCAAATCTAACAGCACCCGAACCGGTCCACATCCCCTTGAAAAAAATGGTGAAAGTGGGCCTGTTTGACATAGGGGATTATTCCCTTGCGGTTCACGGGGGGAGTTGTCAGTGGTGGGCATGATCGACGAGAAGATGGAAGTCCAGCGGAGTGGCAAGCACCAGAAGAGTCTACGTCGCCTTCTGGGTCGATTGGAGGAGGTGGAGATTGTTGCGCGGGATCTCTTGGAGGGAGCGGACGAGGAGAACGTGGTAATTTTCGACAAGGCACCCCGGATGAGTGTTCTGGCGAAAGGGGAGGGATTGAGCATAGCGATAGAGCAGTTGGACGATAATTGTTTTGTTGAGAAGCTAGTGACCTGGCGGGAGATTGTGCGGGAGATTGCGGACATATTTGACGACGATGCTGGTGAGCACCGTGCTGCGCAACTTGGGGCATTGGATACCTTGGAGCGGGAGATAGGTATTCTGCGGGGCGAGCTTTAGTTCTGCCAGAGTGGGGATTATTTCATCTGGTTGCATCTGATTTCATCTAGGTTCATCTGGTTGCATCCTGTGTTTTCTGAGGAAGGACACCTTGGTGTTTACTGTTTGGATGGACAGGTTTTGGGCGAAGGTAAAGAAGGACCCGGAAGGGTGTTGGGAGTTTGTGGGGAGGACGGGAAAGGTGAGGGGATCGTCACTGGAAAAAGGAGGAGGGTATGCGTTCTTTGGGTGGCGCGGGAAGATAATGAAAGGACACCGGGTTAGTTGGATACTGGAGCACGGGGAGATCCCTGCGGGGATGTGTGTGTGTCACCACTGCGACAATACGAGGTGCGTTCGCCCGGATCATTTATTCCTGGGCACTCAGAAGGACAACATGAGGGACATGTACAAAAAGGGTCGTGCGGTGAGGTTGAGGGGTGAGGATCATCCTCACACAAAGTTGACGGAGGAGCAGGTTCACGAGATTCGGGAGGCATCTAAGGGGGAGGACGTGGTGCGATTGGCGCGGAAGTTTGGAATGACTAATTCAGGGGTTTACAATATCCGGGCGCGGAGATCGTGGGGATGGTTACCTGATCGGGAGACCGCATTACTGCCTGGGGCCTAGGGTGTAGAGGTCATCCATCATTTTCTCGAGGTGTCGTTGGAGTTCATCGATCTTGAGGTTCTGCTTCACGTCATCTGGGAGTGATCCTGAGCCCCACTTACCTGCGGGCCAAAGTTTGACGAATTCGGAATTCTTCTCGATGTCTTTGAGGACCATCTTGATTTGGTAATCGTTATGCTGGACCCTTGAGGAGAGGTTACTCGCCCACCAGACAATTGCTGCCGCCTGGATTGCGAGGGTGAGGATCAGTTTGGTATGTTGGGAAAGGTTACTCATGGTGGAATTAGTTTGGGGGAGGGTGTCTAACGGGAAAGAAAGTTCATATCCATCCGTGGACATCCGTGGACATTTGGTGACATTTGCTTACCAAGTCATGACACCTGCGACCTCCGCTCCAGAAAGGGATTGCTGCCGAAACTGTTGTTGGGTAGAACCGGGTGAGTGTTGATTCAGCGACCGCATGACACATTAATTTTCCACACGGCGGGTCGCAAGAAGTAAGGCGCTTGCGTTCATAACGACTAGAGCAGGGCGGGGCGTGAGTTCCCTGCCCTGTTCTACGAAAAGGCATGGAGATAAAATCGCTAGGGGATTCGGGAGATGAGGAGAAACTCGCAAGGGAGATTGCGGATTCGGTGCAGTTTATTGGTCAGAACTCCCGAGTGGGCAGGGCGGGGAAGATGGAACTGGCGGACCCTGAGAAGGCGTGCCGGGTGATTGCGTTGTTATGTCGTGGGATTCCTGACCGGACGATAATGAAGGAAACGGGGGTGAACACCCATCCTCTGGAGCGGTTGAAGCGGGACCATGCGGATGTGATATTGGCGACGAAGCACAGTCGTGCGGTCCAGGCGACCCGGTTGCAGTTGAAAGCGGCAACTGCCTTGGAGCGGAAGTTGGAGGACGTTCTGGAGGACGACGAGGTGCGGGCGAAGACTACGGTGAAGGATTTGGCGATGGGCTATGGGATAGCGACGGACAAGCAGAGGGCAATTCACGGGGAAGGGACAGTGGTTACCCACGAACACAAGGTGACCTTGGAGGATGCCCGTGCGGCAATTGAGGAGGCGAAGAAAGAGGTGATTGACGTATGAATGATTACTGGAACGACCCCCCGGAGGAACCGGAACTTCCTGGGTGCCCTGAGTGCGACGGTGATGCCGACTATTTGCGGGACGGCAAGGACGGGCAGGTGCTCAAGTGCGGGGAGTGTAAGCACGAATGGTCGCTACCGTTCCCCGTGGAACCGGATCCCCCGGAGGAGGTTGTGGTGGAGGAAGTGGAAGAGGCGGATGTGGGGGAGGAGAAGTGCCCCCACGGCAGCAAGTGGGGAGATTGCGATGCGTGCGATTACGCTAGTGATATTGCGTATGATGCCGCCCGGGAAAGCAGGGTGTTTGGAAGATGAGGAACCAGGAACTTCCAGAGGATGCCCTGGTCATCGAGATCCGACGTGGTGAGCACGGCATGGCGCAGGTTGTCAACGAGGAGATGATGCGGGAAGAACCGGATCGGGAGAGGCGCCTGAAGTGGCTTTTCTACCGGGCCTACGAGGCATTTGAGCGCCATGAGTTCAAGGCAATCCACGGGGACGTAATGAGGGGGAGGAATTGAGTGAGTTGGACGTTCAGCAATGCGCTATTAGCGAGCTATCACTCTTCAGTGGAGCAGGAGGGGGAATCCTTGCAGGGCAAATCCTTGGGTGGAGAACCGTCTGCGCAGTCGAAATCGATGAGTATTGCCGGGATGTTCTGGTCTCCCGACAAAACGACGGATGCCTCGACCCGTTCCCGGTCTGGGATGACATACGAACCTTTGACGGACGACCGTGGAGGGGACGTGTTGAGTTGGTTCATGGGGGATTTCCTTGTACGGATATCAGTTGCGCAGGAAAGGGAGCAGGAATCGAAGGAGAAGAGAGTGGTCTTTGGTCCGAAATGCGGCGGATTATTGGCGAGGTTCTGCCCCCCCCCGACAAAAGACTGCGAGTCTTCATTGAGAACTCCCCAATGCTTACTTTTCGAGGAGGGACAAGAGTCATTGCAGACCTTGCCGAGATGGGGTTCGATTGTAGATGGGGAATTGTGGGAGCACACCATACCGGAGCACCTCACAAGCGGGACCGGATCTGGATTCTTGCCAACTCCCACGGCAAACGAGGACGCAGCAGGAACACCAAACGGCAAGATGCAGGGGATGCTTGGGAACCATCCAGACATCCGGGGCACGACCCAGGAGGAGTGGGATGGTGGAACACTGAACCCGGACTACACGGAGTGGATGATGGGATGGGTAATCGGTTGGACATCCACGGAACCCCTGAACCCGGATCGGTTCCTCGCGTGGCAAAGGGCATTCGTTCCAGAACCGATAGACTCAAGGCAATCGGAAACGGACAGGTGCCTGCCTGCGCAGCACTAGCGTGGAGGATCTTAAACGATGGCAGTTAGAAGCATAATCACGGACGAGATCAAGCGGGCCTGCGACAAGTTCCTGGCGAGCAAGGGGGAGCGGAAGATGAGTTTCAAGGAGATCGTGAACAAGGGCGCCCGGGAGGGAGAGCTACGCAGGAAGATCCCCCCGGAAGATCCAATGGAGAAAATTGCACAGGAAATCGAACGAGAATCGCAAGAATGACAATCAAATTTGCATCCCCGGACAGGGCGCAACAACGTGAGGTATACGCACTCAGCAGGGAACCGGTAGTCGGTGAGCAGGTCGAAGTTTTGTGGGAGGAACCCGGCGAGGGTGACGAACTTAGCAAGACAAAGGGATTCAGTGGCGAGGTGGAAGAGGTCCACTGGAGGTTTGGGGAGTATGCGGACGACCACACGGTCCTGATTCTTTTGAAATGATGGAAGTGGTCAACAGGATAGAAGACGTCAAAGAGTTGTTAGACCCGGAGGCATTGATTCTGGACGGTCTGGATGACGCTGCGGTCGGTCGGTCGGATTGCGGAAAGTTGGTCTACGATTACGACAAAATGGTAAGCGTTTTTAAGGACCAAGGTATGCCCACGGAGGATGCCGTCGAATGGATCGCTTTCAACGTGATGGGAGTGCAGTGCAACGGGTCAGGATTCATTGTGCTGCATCCGTTTTAGGAAATGAACTACCAGATCACCCTGGACGGAAAGGACGTGACTCTGGCGACTGAGGTGGGCACCCGGCGCAACGAGTCCAACATCCGTTGGCAGAGCAAGAATCTCAAGGTGAGCAAGCGTCCCGACCAGGAGATCCACATCGATGGGTTTGCCGGGGAGGTTTCCTTTGTGCGGATCACCGAGCACGTCGCGAAGGACTTTGGTTGCGAGATCGACCTCGAGGACACCCACAACATCGAGGACACCCGGATCGGGGACGACGTCACGGTGGACGTGAAGACTTTCCAGTGGGACCACAGCAACCTCCTGGTCCCGGCGCATAAGAGGGATAAACCCTGCGAAATCTACGTCCTGATGACCGGGAGTTTGCCGACATTCACCTTCCGGGGGTGGATCCCGGGAACGGAATTGTTTGCGACTGAGCCTGTCCGCTATCCGACCACGATTTTCAACTACAACATCCCCCAGGATCAATTGCGTGATCCCCAGGAATTGCTGACCTCCTCGCCTGCCGAGGTGCGGTTCCTGATTGAATAATGCTTCATTGGCAAGAGCACCCGGTCCTCACGCCCCCGACTGCACGGCAGTTGGCAAGGATGGACCCTGAGAAGGTGCTCGACCTCCACCAGCAATACCATGCTGCGCTCCGTAATGCCCAGGACGACCCTTTGAATTGCGGGTTCTCAATGGAGCATTGGGACCGGGCAGACGGTCTGATGACCGGGGAGAGAGCCAGCAACGAGTTGATCGTCCTGGGAGGCAACCGTAGCGGCAAGACGGTCTATGGCGCCCGCAGCATCATCAAGGCAGCACTAGAAAATGCCGGTAGCCTGATCTTCGCGTTTTCGCAGAATGCGGAAGTCTCGATTCGGCAGGTTCAAAAGACGGTCTACGAATGGTTGCCCCCACAATATCGGAAAACGAGTCGTACTAAATCTTTCTATATAAGTTACAAGA